GGAATTCTAGCTGAGACTGCTGCATCAGGACAACACATGCACATGGGTGAGAGTAATAGCAGAAATGCACAGCCCTCGCATGAAGAGCAGGTGATGTCAGCAGGCGATGCTGCTGCAAGAAAGATGATGATGTCAGATCCTACTGACCTGTTTGGTGAGAGCGCTTCAATGTGGTCAGCATTGGCATTCTCAGAGAAAATAAGAAAGTAGTAAATTTGCAAAGTTCGTGATAATTAATTTATGTTCCATAGGAGTTTACAATGAAGAAGCTTACACCACAGATGCTTAGAAGAATGGTCCTCGAGGAGAAGAAGAAGGTCGAGGCTGCCCACGCTAAGGAAAATGCAAAGGCTCGCAAGGACTACGGTCTTAACGAGAAAGAGGCACAGTGGGCCGATGAGACGCCCCCAGCCGCTACAGAGTACAAGCCTGGTGACAGTGACATGAAGGCAGCAAAGATGCTCAAGGAGGAAGAAGTTCGCCTCCGTCGTCGCCTCCAGGCCGTCATGGAGCGTCGTCTTGCTCTCAAGCGTCGCATCATGGAGAGCCTCTAATCTCTCTGTTAAGTTTGTGATCCACTAAGGAGGGAGAGACAAGATGGCAGTTAACTATACAACAGTTGTGTCACCAGATGATGGTGCAAAGACAGGTGGCCTTGGAAATCGAAACCAGGCTAATCTGAAGTCGTGCTTTCCCTCTTCACCCATCTACAGCAATGTGTACACACCCACAGCTGCTGAAAATGCAGGTATTTCTGCATTAAATGGCAATGGTGGACCCGGCGACAGTGTACCTAACATCGGTGTCGCTGACGGTGTCCTTGATGACGGTGGGTATATGTTCAACCAGGTTGACCTTCGCTTTGCAGGCCGTAGATCATCAGGTGTCGATGACGCTTACGCATCACCAAATCTTTCTGAAGTTGTGACAGGCGGCGAGGGACTTCCAGCTTCTGCCTATACGCCTAATCCCACGTCCCCAGGTGAAGGTAATGGTGCCGACCCATTTGCACAGCCAGAGTTCACAGGTGACATACCCTATGGTGGCGACCCAGGACAGGCATCCGCAGCGCAGTTTGGTCGCGGCGAAGGTTCAGCAGCCAACCCTGAGACAGCCACAGCAGGAGTTGCACGAGCGACGATCGGCAAGTTCATGTTGGGAACGTCTAAGATTACCTGATTATGAGAGACGCACCTCCAACTACACACCGCTTTTGGTTTAAAGGCGATGCAAATGCAGGTGCAGGTTACGGTACACTAAAGAAAAAGTTCTCCGGTGGCGATTATACCACTGTGGGAACTTTTCCTTATTTTGAAGATGATGACGCTTTTGAAGATGAAGATCTTGATGATCTAATGCACACACAAGACTTCATCAATAAGACGGGTTACACAGGCGTTGCAAAGGCACGGACGCATGTAAGAAAAGATAATGCATCTTTCACCAAGATGAGATGGAGCACACCTCTAGAAGAAACTGCAATCATGAAAGGTATCACGCCCTTTCCAGCTTCTATGCTCTACAAGAATTTCACAGGACCCGCTGTCGGCGGAGCTTCTGTTAATCAATCTTTTACAAATGCTCCTGGGCGTCTAATAGGTAGTCAGTACGGTTCAACACGTGCGAGCCCACTTGCTGATGACGAACTTATCACAATCAACCGACTAAATGATCTTATGGATCCAGACACTCGCAATCTTGTTAAGCAGCGCTTAAAAATAAAGATATTGCAGGATGTTTGATAAAGAACCTAATATGTATTGAAAGCAGGGAATCAGTTAATGTCAAAGACACTATATGATGAAGCAATCGCTGATGCCAAGCGACTTCGTGAAGTTGCTGAGCAGAATGCAAAGAATGCAATTGTAGAGGCAGTTACACCTCGTATTAGAGAGTTCATCGACAGCCAGCTCGTAGGCGACACAACAAAGTCAGTGTCAGCCGAGAAGTTTCTTGTTGATGCGCTAAATGAAGGTGCAACAGATGACAGCGGAGAGGACGAGGTAGTTCTCGACGAATCAGCACTCAAGTCACTTGTCTCACTATTCACACCTAAGCAGACAACACAGGCAAAAGACAGCTTCCAGGAAGCTTTTGATCAGCTTAGTGACTCTGAGAAGAAGAAACTTTTGAACCTTATCAGCGAAGAAAAAGAAGATGCTGATCTGGATGAAAATGAAGAAAGCGCACCAGCACAGGAGATGAAGATGGATGATTCGCTCTATTAGATTGATCTGAATGAGCTCAAGAAGGAGCTTGCAGCAGCTGCTTCTCCTGGTAAACCTGCAGTCAAGCCCGCAATGAAGCCAATGCCACCTAAAGCTGGCGGCATGAAGAAGTCACCTGCACCTGCCATGGAAGACATGTTCGACATGGACGAAGATCTATACGAGATGGACATGTCAGACGGCATGGATGAGGATTACATGAACGAGCTTAATGAGATGAAGCTTGAAGTCGACCTCGGTGACCTCGAGCTTCCAGAGGACTTTATGCCTTCAGTTCGGGTCGTCCCTGAGGAAGAGGAAGAGGACATGCTTGCTGATGATGGCGACATGAGCGACATGGGCGACATGCCTGCTGCCGATGGTGAAGTTGCTGATGAGGCACCTCCCGCTCCCGTCGCTGAGACATTCTACGTCGATGAGAACATGCTCCGTCGTGAGCTCTTCCGTCTCCGTGAGGCTCGCAAGCAGAAGGAGGACAAGCTCCTCAACAAGAAGAGCCTCAAGAGCGCTGCACACGTCAAGGCCGCTGCTAAGGCATTCGGCGACGGTGAGCTCGAAGAAGTTGACGAAGTTGAGATCAACGCTCTCGACAACGCCAAGAAGCACAAGCTTAAGAAACTAAAGGAGGCACGCGATAATCGTGCTCTCGTAACCCAGCTCAATGAATACAGAAGCGCTGTTGAAACGCTTCGTGAGCAAATGACTGATATGAATCTCTTCAACGCAAAGCTGCTCTACGTCAATAAGATGCTGCAGTCAAAGGATTTGACGCCCAAGCAACAGAAGGTCGTCATTGAGGCCATCGACGGCGCTAAGACACTACGCGAAGTGAAGATGCTCTACAAGAGCCTGACTGAGTCACTGACTGGCGGCAATGGTGCCACACTCAATGAGTCAGCTTCTAGGTTCAATGCCGGCGGGTCATCCCGCGCGACATCATCGGCTGCAGCTCGGACAACCGAGACAACCGAAGTCGACCGCTGGGCTCGCCTTGCCGGTCTCAAGTAATTTGTCAAGTATTCAAGGAGTAAATTAATATGTCAAAGGCATTTACCCTTAATCACCTCACAGAGGGCATTAAGGATCGCAACAACAGCCAGGAAGGCGCCCGCCTCGTTGAGAAGTGGAGCCGCACAGGCCTCCTCCGTGGTCTCGATGGCACCAAGCGTGACAACATGGCCCGACTCATGGAGAACCAGGCAGCACAGGTCCTTCGCGAGGTTAACAGCCTCGGCGCAGGTGGTGGCAGCACCTCTTCATCCGGCGACATCCGTGGTTTCGCCAACATCGCTTTCCCCATCGTCCGCCGCGTGTTCGGTGGTCTTGTGGCAAACGAGCTCGTCTCCATCCAGCCCATGAGCCTTCCATCCGGTCTCCTGTTCTACTTGGACTACACCTACGGCACCAACGTCGGCGGTGACACCAACCTCCAGACCGGTGCATCAACAGTTGCCCAGACTTACACAGCTGGTCAGTCTATCTACAACAATCCAGTTGGCAAGGGCATCCGTAGCGGATCTCTCGCAGTTGGCGGTCAGTACGACCTCGTCGGCACATCCTACTCACAGGTTCACCAGAAGAATGCAAACGTTCAACTCTGGGCATCAGGTGCATTCCACACAGCACTTGGCGCAAACTCAGCAACGATCGTCGCAGGTCAGGCAGCCTTCGCAACTGGTACAGACGGAAAGCTCCTCGGCTTCGATCCACAGATTGCCAATCTCATTGAGTCAAACAGCGGCGCAGGCGGTCCAGGTGCAACTGCAGGCAACGGTGTCTTCACATTCGCCATCCTCAAGACAACAGGCTTCACCAATCTTGACTCAACTCAGATCAAGGACGTCTCACTCTACACGCTTGGCGTATCGCCAACAATTCCTAACATGGGTCTTGGCACGATCGGCGACACTGTCCAGGGCGGTGCAAACCTCCTCAACGTTCGTCGTCTCAACCAGCTCGGCACATTCAGCGGCGGCGTGTTCACACCAAACCCACTCGTCGACGTAGCAGCAGCAAATGCAGCAATCCTCACTGTCGTGTCTGGCGTCTTCACTGTCGCAGCGTCTGGACCAACAGGCCCATTCCTCACCGCTTCATACGTCATCTCCGACGCATTCAGCGCTGACCCCAACGATGCATCATCTCTTACCGTTCCCGTGTTCGAGTCTGACTTCGGTGGTGCAGGCCTCTCAAATGCAACCCAGCCAATCATCCCTGAGATCGACATCAAGATCGAGTCCATCGCAGTCACAGCTACAACCCGTAAGCTGCGCGCTCGTTGGAGCCCAGAGTTGGCCCAGGACCTCAACGCCTACCACAGCATGGATGCTGAGGTTGAGCTCACTCAGATCCTCTCCGAGCAGATTGCTCTCGAGATCGACCGTGAGATCCTCAATGACCTCCTCACCCAGGCCAACGGCGCCAACTACTACTGGTCACGTGCACCAGGCAAGTTCGTTAACAAGGTCACCGGCGCTGAGGTTCTCCAGGGCAACAACTCACCTGGCCCCCAGTTCACCGGTACAGTTCGTGAATGGTACGAGACTCTCATCGAGACCATCATCGACGTCGCTAACGAGATCCACCGCAAGACCCTCCGCGGTTCAGCTAACTTCATCGTGGTTTCACCCGATGTGGCAACCGTGCTCGAGGCTTCGGTCCTCTACAAGCCCAGCTACAGCCTCGACGGCCAGGGCCAGGTCGGCAGCGGCTTCTCGATCGGTGCAACACCCATCGGCAGCCTCTCCAACCGCTTCACCGTCTACAAGGACCCCTACTTCCCACGTAACAAGATCCTCGTCGGTTACAAGGGCGGCAGCTACCTCGAGACCGGCTACGTCTACGCTCC